ATGGGAAAGAAAATTAATGGTGTGGTGTGATAAGAATGAGAACGTTCTAGAGTGGGGTAGTGAGGAGATTATTATCCCGTACGTGTCACCCATTGACAATAGAATCCACAGATATTTCCCAGACTTCTACATCAAAGGAAGAACTTCCTCTGGTACTACTAAATATATAGTGGAGGTAAAACCCAAAGCACAAACTCTTCCACCTAAGAAAGGTAGGAAGACGAAGAAATTATTGAATGAGATCGCCACTTACGGAGTCAATCAAGCGAAGTGGAAAGCAGCACGTGAGTATTGTGCAGATCGTAAGATGAAGTTTATGATCCTCACCGAAAAAGAACTCAAGGTATGACTGTCTATCAAGATCTAAGAGACCTAGCAAACTATAAATCTATGGCACCATCGTGGTGGAGGAGTCAGTTGTTCTTCTACCTCGCAGGTCGTGGTCTGGATAGTCCTGCTGTTGGTGGGGTGTGTACATTCAAGTACACAGCAGAGTATGCAGAGAAGTATCAGTTCTGGGACAAGTGTCCTATGGTGTATGTGATAGGTGAGTCATCGGAACATTTCTGGGGTGCCAACGTCCACTATCTACCACCTCAAGCACGGGTGTCAGGGTTCTCCCCGTCACCACCTCCCGTTACTCTGCATAAATACTTGAGAAGTAATGTTATTTCTCCCTATTACAGCATAGAAAACTCTGAGTGGGCAGATATTGGTTTGATTCCCTCTGAAGAATTTGTTACCACTATCAACGGAAGAAACATACCCGTACCAACGTCGGCAGTATTGAAGAAACTTTAATGGCATACGCAGCACCCAATTCATTTACACAGTTCCGAGACCTTGTTGCCAAAGGTGCTTGGGAACCCGTTCGTGGCAACCTGTACTCTGTAGACATTGGTTTCCCGAGAGTTCTTGGTGCAGGTGCTTTGCAACCTAATGAATTCAAACCTAGTGCAGAGTATTATGATGCTATAAACTATTTTGCTGACTCAGTTACGATTCCATCTAGAAATATTACTACAGGTGACACACAAAACTTTGGTCTTCAAAGATCATATGCTACAGGACAGACACCTAATGAACTAGCGATGTCATTCCTGGTGACTAAGAACCAGTGGCATAGAAATTACTTTGAGACTTGGATGAATGCTATCGCACCTGATGGTGAGAACAGAGTCTGTTTCTATGATGATTACATCTGTGACATCATCGTTAGAAAGTGGGAGAGAGGATCTAATTTTAAGGTAGAGACAACCAAGAAAGATATAAAGTATGAGACACGTCTGAATAAAGCGACGGGTATCTGGAGATTCACGGGTGCATATCCATTCAACCTAGGTACAATGAACTTTGGAAATAGTAATTCAGATGTTATGAGATTGGATGTACAGTTTAAGTTTGAGCGTTATAGATTTACTACGAAAGAGAATAGAGTCAATGGATGGACTCAAGAAAAGATCATAAACAATATAGATAATGTGCTCGACAGTAGTGATTTCAGGACCTACGTCGGGGTCTAAATAGTTTTACTGAATTGTAATTTTACACAATGCCTTTACCTAAACTGAGCATTCCAGATTATGAATGCGTGCTTCCTCGTGGTCAGAAGGTTACCTACAGACCTTTCCTAGTAAGAGAAGAGAAACTTCTTTACCTTGCTATGGAGACACAGGATAATAAGGAGATGATCAAAGCGGTTAAAGATATTATCAAAGCGTGCACTAACATTAAGAACGTTAATGATCTTGCCACTTTTGATATTGAATATCTTTTCCTTAAAATCCGTGGTAAATCTGTGGGTGAGGTAAGTGAATTCAAAATCACTTGTCCTGATGATGAGGAAACTAAGGTTGATGTTCAAGTCAATCTCGATGAAGTTAAGGTACAAATTCCTAAGGAACATACCAACAAACTTCAAATCAGCGATGAAATTACCATTACTATGAAGTATCCTTCACTGGATGTGTTCGTGAAAAATAATCTAGTTGACAATCCAGGTGTAGATGATCTGTTCAAACTCGCTGCCACTTGTACTGATAGTATTGCTGAAGGCGAGGATGTATATGAAGGAAAAGATCATACAACCAAGGAACTTGTAGAATTCTACGAGGGTATGGATTCAGTACAGTTCTCTAAGGTTCAGAAGTTCTTTGAAACTATGCCTAAACTTACTCATACTATTGACGTTTTCAATCCTAAAACTGAAGTTACATCACCCATCGTGCTTGAAGGACTAGCAAGTTTTTTCGCGTAGCCCTAGCGCACGACTCCTTGATGAATATGTTTGAGACTAACTTTGCTTTGATGCAACACCATAAGTATAGTCTCACTGAGTTAGAAAATATGATGCCCTGGGAACGTGATGTTTATGTGAATCTTCTGATGCGTTATCTACGTGAAGAAGAGGCAAGGCAACGACAACAGTCGGGTCAACATCAATCACTTTAATGGCAAAAGCAGCACCCAAGTTACAAATAAGAAACTTTCTTCCTGTCACTACCTCAGGTATGGACAAGAAAGATCCTGCTATGTCAATGACCTTGGCAGTCAATAGACTCGGAGCAACGGTAACTGATGTAGGTAAAATCCTAACCAGTTCACATCAAGCGAGACTAGATGCAGCGTATCAGGTGCAAGGAAGAAGATCTTTAGCACAAGACAGGGCGAGAGAGAAACAGATTGAGAAGAAGACAGCAGAAAATATTGACAAGGAGTCAGAAGCAAGAGGATATAAGAAGGGTGGCAGTGGTATCTTTGGACTGCTATCACCACTGATCGAACCTCTAATTCAATTTGCAGGTACTCTTGCAACGTTCTTTGCATTGGATTTCTTATCCAAGAAAGAGAACCGACAGGCGATCGAGACTGGTTTCTCGTGGATCGGTAAGTGGTTGGGAACCGTATGGAAAATTGGATCGAAGGGTTTCTCTATGCTCTACGATGGTCTGTTCGATCCAGATGGCAACGACGGACCTCTAATGAGAGCACTGAAAGTTATAGGTGGTCTCGCAAGTATTTTTGTAGCAGGTAGAATATTAAGACCGTGGAAGATAGCGGGAGACATAGGCAAACTATCTAAACTATTCTCAGGAAACAGGAAGGCAGGAGTAAAACAGCAGCGTGCAATCCAACAGCGCCAGATGAGAAATTCTGGCACAAGACCAGGAATAAAAGGAAAACCGATGAAACCTGGTGGTGGCGGCAAGTTGCTAGGTAAGATGGGTAAGTTCTTCAAATCTCCTGTCGGTGCAGGTGCACTGTCAGGTGTGTTTGCATTTGGATCTAGACTTGCTGCAGGTGACAAGTTAAATGTTGCAGCAGGTGGAGGTATCGGTGCTGCTATTGGTACTACTGCAGTAACTGCACTGTTGGTGCCTGTCTTGGGACCATTTGCACCTCTTGTTGGTGGTGTCTTAGGTGGATTCTTTGGAGATAAGATTGGAGCGTTCCTTGGAGAGGCAATAGAACCTATTCTGGGACCGATTGGAGATTTCTTTAAGAATGTTGCTATGCCAGTGTGGAAAGCATATCTGACGCCACTGATCGAACCACTGAAAGATTTGTTCCCACCACTACAAGCATTCTTTGGTCTCCTTATTGATACGATTGCACCTATCGCAGGCAAGGTGTTCCAAGGTCTTATGGACTGGTTGGTTGGTCCTATGGCGAAGGCAGCGTTGGATGGTATCATCTGGATTATTGAGAAGGCATCGTGGTTCATTAACAACGGTGTCAAAGTTGCACAAGGAACAGTGAATACTTTCACGAGAGTCTTTGGTTCTGACAGTCAGAAAAAATTGGCACAGGTAGAGAATGAAGACTATGATGTTCAAAATCTAACTAAGCAATTAGCAAAGATTAAAAAACGTCAAGACAAAGGGAAGGGTGGAAGTAGATCAATCTGGTTTGGTGTTGATGGTGTCATCAGGACATCCAATGGTGCACCAGGGATGCATATGGGTAATGGTCACGGTAACCCACTTGGTTCAACTAACGATGAAAAAGCGAAGCACTGGGAAGAGGTTTTAATACCCCACGCTAAGAAGAAAGCAAGAGAAGCACACGAGGCAGCAGCACAGATTGAGATGGCACAACCTCAAACTGATATGGTTTCCGATCCATCTTCTATCGCTAATAAAGGTAAGGGTCCAGATGACGGTCCTGTAACATCAGGAGGACGTATAGATTTCCAAGGACACGGTGATGGTGCTACTGGTGTGCTACGTCTGTTTGATGCTAATAATAAGAAGGTTGGTCAGTGGG